GTCAGCACAGATGGCGAGAAATCGTCCCTATTCGCTCCAGGAATTCGTGGATTTCTGCAAGAAGCTGAGGATCAAGGTCGAACCGTTCCAGAAGCGCATGCTTCGGCCTCACTTCGATGGAACCCGCGAGCTAGTCATCCTGGTGCCCAAAAAGAACGGGAAGACGACGCTTATGGCCGCCATGGCCTTGTTCCATATCCAGCGGACGGAAGACGCCGAATGCGTGATCGGGGCGTCCTCGAGGGATCAGGCGGCCATCCTCTTCCGCCAGGCCGAGAACCTGGTTCAGAAGGCGGAACTGGAGGAGTTCAGGGTCCGAACCGGCTATAGGGAGATCCGCCATGGCGGGGGCCGGCTGCGGGTGCTCGCCGCAGATGCGGCTACGGCCGACGGCGTGATTCCAACGCTCGCCCTGGTGGACGAGCTCCACCGCCACCCATCTGGCGATCTGTACGGGGTATTCCGAGATGGCCTGGGGCCGCGTAATGGGCGCATGGTCACCATCTCAACTGCCGGTGCCCGGACGGCCTCGCCCCTCGGTGAGCTCCGGGCTAAGGCCCACGCCCTGCCGAACTTCCGCAGGGTGGGTTGCCGAAACGAGGCGAGTTCGCCTGATGATGCATTTGTCTGGATCGAATATTGCCTTCTTGATACCGACGACGTTTCCGATCTGAAGCTGGTTGAGAGGGCCAACCCGGCCTCCTGGGTCACCCTGAAGTGGCTGACCGAGCGATACAACTCGCCCACCATGACCCCGGGCCAGTGGATGAGGTTCGCCTGCGGGATCTGGACTGAGGGCGAAGACCCCTGGATCGAGCCGGCTGACTGGGACAAGCTGGCCGTGGACATCGGCGGGGTAGAAGACGGTGACGAGGTCATCTTGGCCGTCCGGGCCGCCGCCGGCATGGGAATCGGCATCGCCGCACTGAAGCCGGATGGGGCGGTGGCCATCAGGGCCGAAATCCTGGCCCCGCCATCGGGGGGCCGTATCCCCCTCGAGGTGGTCGAGCGCACCCTCCACCAGCTCTGCACCCGTTACGTGGTGCGTGAAATTGCCTACGACCCCGAGCAGTTCATGCGCTCGGCCGAGCTACTGACAGAACGAGGTTTGCCCATGATTGAGATTCCACAGCGTCCTATGCGCCTTGCCCAGGCTACGGCGACCATGTGGCGGCTGGTGTCTGCCGGCCTGCTACGCCATGACGGCTCGCCCGAGCTCCGCTCTCAGGTCATGCTGGGGCGCACGAAGGAAACTGTGCAGGGCTGGTACCTGGTGCCCACCGCCCAGACCGCCGCACTGATCGCGGTGGCGGTGGCCGTCCACCAGGCCACCCAGGTTCCCGCCGACGACCCGGAGTTCATCGCGCTATGAGACTCAAATTCAACTTCCGGGATGGCCTCCACTTCGAGAAGCACAACATCGACAAGATGGCGTTATGGGGTCGGGGTGAGGACATCGGAGACCCCGTCCATGCTGGCGTGCTTGTCTCACAGACCTCGGCCCTTGGACTCTCGGTGGTCTATCGCTGCGTCTCGCTCATCTCGGGGACGCTTGGAGCACTTCCCGCCGATATCGTGCGGAAGCGCACTGATATCCGGGAGCCCGTAGACCGTACCCCGGCATGGGTGGACGTTCCTAACCCCGAATCGACATGGTTCGAGTTCGCCCGCCGGGTCTTTGAGTCACTTGCCATGGACGGTAATGCCTTCATCCTCATCACGGCCCGCGATTTCGCAGAACAGGCTCGAGAACTCTGGACCCTAAACCCCCGCGCTGTCCAGATCCGCCGTAGGGAGACCAGCCGCAGGATGTACTTCCTGGTGAATGGGTCTACCGAATACACGCGGTTCGGCCCCGACAACCCGTTCGGCGACGTGCTCCATATCAAGCTGAACGATGCTGGGGGGCTTCGGGGTCTGTCTCCGCTCGACCTGGCAAGGCAGGGCCTCGGCCTAGGGCTCGTTGCCGAGAAGTTCGGGGGCAAGTTCTTCGGGAACGGACAGCAGATGTCCGGGGTAATCACGCTTCCCCCCAGCGACAGGCCAAAGACCAAGGAGAACATTGACCTTATCCGGGAGAACTGGGAAGCCAAACATGCAGGCTCCGACAAGGCACACCGCCCTGGAGTCCTGACGGGTGGCGCGACATGGACCCCCATCTCGGTTACGCCGGAGGACGCCCAGTTCCTAGAAACCCGGAAGTTCCAGGTGGAGGACATCGCACGCTGGTACGGCGTGCCGGCCCACATGGTCGGGCTCGAGGAGAAGAACACATCTTGGGGAACTGGCATTGAGGCCCAGTCGCTTGGATTCGTCCGTTTCACCCTTCTTCCTTGGATCGAGCTGTTCGAGCAGGCCATGTCCCAACTGCTCGTCCGGGGCCAGGACCTCAAGCTCAATCAGCGGGGGTTGTTACGCGCCGACTCCAAGACGGAGGCCGAGGTATTGGTGCTGCTCTCGAACAACGGCATCATCAACCGGAACGAGGTGCGGGCACTCTATGACAAGGCCCCGGTACCGGGTGGAGATCGCTTCATCCTCCCGCTGAATATGCAGATCCTCCAGCCGAACGGCCAGGCGGAACCTGCGCCCGTGACGCCACCACCAGCATCTAATCCAAACGGTGACGGCAATGGCCAGGCGTCCTTGCCGCTGGAGGTGAAGGAATGAGAGAGCGGTTCGTAGCGGACATTCCCCGCGAGCTGGCTCAGGTGGAAACGAAGGGCCGCATGCTCGAGGGCTATGCATCGGTGTTCAACTACCCCATCGACTCAGGAACCCCCCGCAATCCCCAGACCACTTTCGTCAAGCCCGGAGCATTCACGCGTACGCTGAAGAATAACCGGGACCAGATCCAGACGCTGTTCAACCACGGACATGACCCCCGCTATGGGGAACTTCCCATCGGCACTATCAAGGATCTGCACGAGGACAGTCGGGGGCTCCGCGCCAAGGTAGAACTCCACGACGGCCCAGATAACGAGAACATCCGCGCTGCGCTTGCCTCCGGTGCCCTTCGTGCCATGTCTATCCAGTTCGAGACGATTCAGGAGGACTTCAACGACGACCGTACCGAGCGAAACCTGCGCGAGCTCAAGCTGTGGGAGTTCGGCCCTGTCACCTTCCCCGCTAATGCGGCAGCTACGGCCTCTCTGCACTCCCTCGCCGCCCTAGCAGTTGACCTTGAGGAGCAGCTTGAGAAGCACTGGGACGGTGCTGCGGCACTCCGAACATGCTCCAATGCTGCCGAGTTCCGCAAGATCGCCTTCGAGCGCAGCAATGACTCCGACCCCGACACTGCGGCCCACTGGGCATTGCCCCATCACCCACGCCCTGGAGCCGGCCCCGATTCAGCCGGTGTAGCTGCTGCCCTAGCCGCACTACATGGTGGGCGTGGGGGAGCACCCGATCTGAAGCAGTCCGTGACAAGTGTTGAGAATCATCTACAAGCGCATCAGTCCGAGTCATCCTCGGCCGAGACCCGCGAAAGCACTCTCGACGAGGCCCGCCTCACCTGGTTGCGGGAAGTGCAGCGCCGCTACGAGCAGCAAGGCGAAGAACTCGCCCTCGAAGCTGCGCGAATGGTGAAACGGTAAGGAGCACACATGGCTGAAATGAGAGAAGTGATTCAACGCCTGCACGAAAAACGCCTCAACATCCGTTCGCAACAGACGGAACTGATGGCGCAGATCGAGGGCGACCTGGACAACGATGGCGGTGGCGAAGCCAAGGCTAAGTGGGACGCGCTGGACAAGGAGTTCGCAGAGCTTGGTGAAACCATCGACCGGTACCTGACAGTTCAGGAGAATGAGAAGGAGCTGGACGAGCAGCGCCAGCGGTTCGAGAAGGTTGTTCGTGACCCCCGGGTTGCGGAGACCAACGAACAGGCGTTCACAGAGAGGATGCGGAACTGGCTGAAGGCTGGCCTGCCCGATACTGAGGTATGGGCACCAAAGACGATTACGGTCAAGTTCGGTTCCCTGGCGGCTAATCCCGACAGGACGGGAACGATTGAGTATCACGA